AGCGATTTCCTCGGCCTTACCAGAGGTTGAAGATGGGGTAATTACGTGCTTTCGATTTGCGGACATTTTGGGCTCCTTAGAAGATGAATTCGTAAACATGCACACATTATACACACAATCACCAGGAATACAAGAGGTCAATATGCCAAAATTAGATTAGAAAATTGCAAGGCCAAAATCAAAACCGGTGTTATAATAAATAATGTGACAGAAGACAGAAGTTTTTTATTAGCCGATAAATACCCGTTCCACGAAACTCCTGCTTCTGTCACAAGAACCGGCTAACGTGGAGCGGGTATTTATTTACAAACAGAGAACGAACGGCGAGGAGAACTGAAAATGACTACCGATAAGATAAGCTGTACGATTAAAAGCCTTTCACCATTATTAATGCATTCTTACCCGATGATCCCGATTGAAGCGCTGGAGAAAAAATCACCGGAAGAGCAGGCCGAGTTTTCGTCCTATCGGGATCCTGACACAGGATTGTTATATATTCCAGGAATAGCGATACAACGTGCATTCATCAATGGAGCGACCTATTCTAAGGGAAAGGGACGCTTGACCTTACAAAAACCAGTTGCTGCCTGCGTTCTAATAACTCCGGAGAGAGTCAGCCTGGGAGTAAAGGACTACAAAGTCGATGCTAGGCCGGTTGTAATTCCTGCCACGAAGGGAAGAGTGATGAGATTTAGGCCGAGGCTGGATGAGTGGAAGGTCACGTTTGATATCGAATTCGACAGCAATCTGCTTAAGGAAAGTGAATTAAGACGCGTGGTTGATGACACAGGCTCCAGAGTCGGATTGTTGGATTTTAGACCGGAGAAAAAAGGTCCTTTCGGACGTTTTATGGTAATTGATTGGAAATAGGCAAGGCCTGGCGAGGCGAGGCATGGCGGGGCAAGGCGGGGCAAGGCAAGGCATGGCAAGGCGGGGCAAGGCGAGGCGAGGCGGGGTAAGGTAGGGGAAATCGATATAGAAAAACGAAGCCGGTGCTATAATAAACAGGTCATAACTCCTTAGAATGGGCCTGGACCACCAGGTACTGCCAGCACCGACGGAGTCCAGGCCCTGAGGAGCTAAAATCAAATAACGAAAAGGAGACCCCGATGGCACCCCAAGTCCTACAGCAACTAATCATAATTTTCGTTTTGGCGTTCCTGGTCGAGAGTTTTGTTGAATACGTCTTCGGGACCCCGATGGATAAGATCCCGAAGCTCACGCCCTATAAATGGCTCCTGATGTACATTGCGCTGGCAGCCGGAGTAGGGCTCGCTTTTTATTATCGCCTGGATATGATAAGCCTTTTGCCAGGTGGATACCAAATAACACCGGTAGGTATTATTCTGTCCGGCCTGATTCTGGGGAGAGGCGCGGTATTTACTCACCAATTTGTAAGCCAATTCTTCCCATCGGCTGAGCAAACATCTGAGCGGAAGGCCCTAAATAAAGTAAGATGACTGCAGAAAACCATGAAATACTTATAGCGATCATTGGCGCTATAGGTGGAATAATCGTGGCATTGGCGATTATTCATAAGAACGCGGCCGATGTAAGATCGAAGGAAAAGGAAACGGACAATCAAGCTGGGCAGCTGGCGTTAAACCTAGCGACCAGCTTAAAGATCCAGCTGGACTCGCTCGAGCTAAAGGGTAAATCCTTTGAAAATGATATCGATACGATGAAAGCCCTTATAAAGCTGAAGGATGATCGGATTAGCTTACTGGAGCATAGAACGAAAATCCAGGATGATAAATTATCCGACCAGGACCGCCAGATCGTCATTCTACGAAAGCTGGGCCAGGATAAGGATGAGAGAATTACGGACCTGAAAGTACGCCTGGAGGCGGTGGAAAAAACGAACGGAGCGAAGGAATGACAATCCGAGACATAAGCAAGTACGATGAAGGATGGAAGTCGGTTCCTATTTATTGGGACCAGTACCAGGGATTTATGATCCGATGCTACGACGGAGGGACCAGGGACCCATGGTACGATCGTCACATATTGAAAGCGAAGGAATACGGAAAAGCCTGGTGGCCATACGCTTTCTATGATTTTAGGTATCCGGCCGATAACCAGATCATTGAAATACTGCAGATCGTCAGGCCGGATCCCGGGAACGCCCCGACCTGTTTTGACGTCGAGGAATGGGGAGCTAACAAATTTCCTGAGCGCTCGATTTTACTCAACGGAATGAATGTATTATTCCGAGGCTATAAGACGGACCAGGGACATAATCCGCAATGGTATCTCAGTCCGGCGGTGATCGATTACTTACGGCCGGTCCCAAGCTGGCTGACAGAATGCCAGCTCCACATAGCGCATTGGAAGACCTTCTATCCTGATTTTGCGCCCTGGGGAACCTGGACCGTTCAGCAAACTCAAGGCGATCCGGACTATAACCGTTTCAATGGGACCGATGAGCAGTTTTATAACTGGCTGCTGACGAAGCCGGCCCCCCCAGGGACAATTTTACCGTCCCCAGGTGGAGATGGTTTATACATGAGAGCGCTCACCCAGGACCTTCGGATCCGTAAGGACCCGTCGATCATAGCACCGATCGTAGGGACATTGAAACTTGGCGAAGTCGTAAAAGTAACCAACGCAGGCGGAGCTGATGGCTGGGTAAAACATGATCGAGGATGGAGCTGCGCTTCAAGGCTCGGAAAGCGATACATGGAACCGAAATGATCCGAAAAGTCTGGCTGAATGAAGACGAAATAGCAAAGATCCGCCTGATAGCGGATCGTGAAGACAAGTCGACCAGGTCAAAAGTACACCCAAGATACGTCACAAATTCACGACAGAATAAGTATGATCAGTTTACAGGAAATGCAGGCGAAGCTGCCCTGTCAAAATTATTGACCGGCTCGATCGATTTATACCTGAAGACCAAGCGAGAACGAGAGCTCTCGAACTGGACCGGTGATTACAGCTCGGACCTCCTGGGCCTGCAGGTCGATGTGAAGACCAGCCGGATGAGACGAGGCCCTGATTTTGATTACCATTTATGGATCCGGAATAAGGAATACCACCAAGGGACCAAGTACGTCCTGGCGCTTATGCCGGAAGACAGAGACGACATGGTTATATTTGTAGGCTGGATAAAAGGGATAGAGATCCATGGGATTAAATTCCTGGACCGAAGAGAAGTAAAACAAGTGGAGATGCATTCATTATGAGCGTGACGAACTAGTGACGTAATAGTGACGAAACGGTGACGTTTCGTCACATTAAAAGGGACGAAAAAGTGACGAATAGTCAGGTAGAATCAGAAACAGAAACAGAAACAGAAACAGAAACAGAAACAGAAACATATATAGATAAGAAGATGATGATGACGCCTAAAAAATCGAACGGAACTGGTCGAATTCCTAAATTAGAGAAGGAATTCAATAACCGGATCGTAGGCCATGAGATGGTGCAGCTGGACCAGCTCCTGGCTCACCCAAACAACTGGCGCCTGCACCCAAAGTACCAACAGGACGCCCTAGCAGGCCTTATTGATGATATCGGTTTTATACGTTCCGTCCTGGTCAATAAGACCACAGGGACTGTGATAGACGGACACCTTCGAGTAGCGCTGGCGTCAAGATCCGGCGTCCATGATCTTCCGGTCGAATATGTTGAGCTCACGGAAGAGCAAGAGCTTAAAGCCCTGGCGTTGCTGGATCCAATAGCAAGCATGGCTGGAACCGACAAAGACAAACTCGAAGAGATTCTGGCCATGGTTACAGCCGATAACGATCGTGTTTTGAATGCAATAGCATCGGTCGCAGACAGATATCAAATTCAATATAATAATCCGATGAAATCGGAAATGACTGATCCCGAGGAATTTGTAATAAAGAAAGACGAACTACAAAAGAAATGGAAAACAAAGCTCGGGCAAACGTGGTATCTAGGTAATCATCGTCTAATTTGTGGTGATTGTCTGGACCAGGAAATTGTCGACAGTATTTTGGGATCAGAGAAGGTTGATCAACTGTTGACTGATCCGCCGTATGGAGTAGATTTATTTGGAAACAAAAAAGCTTATTATGGAAAGAAAAAACACAAATATGCAGAATATAAAAATGATAATCTGAACGACTATAGATCGTTTTATGGTTCTTTTCTCAAAATAATTCCTTTCCAAGACGTAAATACAGTTTATATATATACCGGCGGTACACATATGCCAGAGCTATGCCAGGCGATGTCAGACGCAGGAATTCACAGAAGCCAAGAAGTGATATGGGTGAAAAATACCTTCGTCCCAGGGTTTATGGATTACTGGCCGCAGCATGAGATTATCATTTATGGCTGGAAAGGAAAACATATATTTTATAGAGGTTTTACTTCGTCCATAATTGATGACGACTTCGACCCGGAGAAATTAAAAAAGGAAGATCTAATCAAAATAATAATGGACATAAAAAATAATTACACGACCATTCTCAGGCACAATAAACCAAGCGCATCTATCTATCACCCTACGACGAAACCCATTCCAGTAATAGAGAAATTTATGCTAGATGGTTCTGATTACGGATCCATTATTTATGAACCTTTTTTAGGCTCCGGAACGACCCTCCTGGCAGCAGAAATGCATGGTCGCAAGTGCCGAGCAATAGAGCTCGACCCCGGGTATGTCGCTGTTGCGCTGGAGCGCTGGCAGGGCTTGACAAACCAGGAACCGTCTATGGTTGACAGGTTTACACTTAAAAAGGAATAAATAGCATGATAACTCAAGCGGAAATGACTGCCGAGCAAGTGATAGGAGCGATAGGCGACTCCCAAGGGAACCTGAGCGTAGCGTCCAGACGGATAGGCTGCTCCAGGCCAACCCTTTATTCGTTTATAGCCAAGCACCCAACGTGCCAGGATGCCGTAAGATCCTCCAGGGAAAAAATGATAGATAGTGTCGAGAGCATTTTATACAGCAAGGCCCTGGAAGGAGAAGCCTGGGCGGTGTGCTTTTTCCTGAAGACCCAGGCCAAGCATCGTGGATATGTCGAACGATCCGAACACAGGCTCGCAGGTGAAGACGGAGGACCGATTAAGATAGAACCCTATGACTACAATAATGCGATTGCCGTTATTACGGCCCGACCAGGCCATGATAGCGAGACACCCAGCGAAGGTTAAAGTCGTATGCATGGGAAGACGCTGGGGAAAAACAATTCTAGGCGGATCCGTGTGCTTGAGCTGTGCCAATGCTGGCGCTCAAGTCGCATGGATGCCACCG